CCTGCTCCGGCGCCTGCGGCGGCCCCTGTAGACCTCCCTCCCCCCAAGTAGGGGGAGGGCATGCACTATTTATATACTTGATATAATAGTGCTAACTGACACCTTTGGATAACTATGGCCTTTTTTGATTTCATCTCTGCCGGAGCTTCTATCTTCAATAATGAGCGAAATATTAACGCTCAGGAAGATGCTAACCAGGCGAATTGGGATAGGCAATCCTCTATAAATGCTTCTAATCAACAGATAGCGGCCTCTAACAATGCTGCCGCGGTTGATATGTGGAATAAACAAACCGCATATAATTCTCCTACTGCTCAGATGACCAGGCTTCAGTCTGCCGGCCTTAACCCTAACCTGGTATACGGCACAATGGCCGAATCCAAAATGTCTAATCCTCCTCCTCTCAATACGCCTGATATGCAATCAAGCGATAATATAGCTCCGCGCAGCCTAAATGCTCTGGCTGAATATCAGCAGAGTAAAAATCTACAGGCTCTAAATTCAAATGCCCGGATACAAAATGAAAAACTAAAAGCGGAAACTGTCTCAGCTGCGGCTGATGCTTCTTATAAAGTTTACGAAAACAACGCTCTACAAAATTCCGGCACGATAAAAAGCGATTCTCCTCTTTTCCGTAACATTGGTCGCGGTGTTGATAAAACCGTCGGCTACGGCGCTGGTGTGATCCACCGCGTCACGGATCCTCTCTTTGGTCTTGGCCGCTGGCTACAACGTAATACGCGATTACCGGAAGGTAACGCTGACGAAAGGAGGTAAAATGTCTTTTAAAAAACGTTCTTTTAAAAAAGCAAAATCATACGGCAAATTCAAAAAAACTGCCCGGCGTATTCATCCGATGAATACCGCCCCGCGCGGCGGTTTCTCTCTCTGATGCTCTGCAATCATCAGGTTGGCATACGTGAGCCCGGTGGTACCGGGCGTTTTCTCTACGTTCCCTGTGGTAAATGCCAACCCTGCAAGCTTAATAAGGCGCGCTCCTGGTCCGTGCGAATAATGCACGAGGTGAAACAGGGTGCTGCCTGTTTCGCAACTCTAACCTACGATGACGATCATCTCCCTAAGGACCTATCTCTCTCCCTGGGGGACTGCCAAAAATTTATTAAACGCCTTCGCAAAAACTCTAAAAATAAGGTACGATATTATTTAGGGGCGGAATATGGTACATACGGCAAAAGACCTCACTACCACGTTATACTATTTGGACTGTCTAAAGCGGATACTAAGACGATTGAACTATCTTGGGGCCTTGGGTATGTGTATGTTGGGGATGTTAATCACGATTCTGCTAGTTATGTTGCTGGCTACACCCTCAAAAAACTCGATTCCCTCGCAGCCTACAACGGACGAAAACCCGAATTTTCGCTAATGTCTCGGCGCCCTGGTATCGGTGCGGACTACTTAAAGACTAACACGGAGTGGCTAAAAAATAATGGCTTTTGTATCGCAAAAGGTAACAAAGTGGCTATGCCGCGCTACTATGCCGATAAGGTCTTTACGACTCCAGAAGATAAAGAGCTGCTCCATCAAAAACGGCAACAGGTCATCAATGAGGGCTTTGCCCTCTCTCAACAAAAATCAGGTGTCAGTGTCGATTACCAGGTAAGCGACTATCAACGCTCGGAACGAGCTCAAGGCGAAGCCGATCTAAAATGCCGGCAGGCATTAAAAAAGAGGAAGTTATGAAGAAAATCAGGGGTGTCTTCAATGTTCTACTCAATGTCCTAAATCTTGTCAGACTACTAAAAATCTTACTCCTTGCCACACAAGGTGTGGCTCTCTCTCAAAAACAAAACGCACAATTAAAGCTATGGGAAGAAATCAACGACCCTGGGATAGAAAAATAAATGACGACGAGCGAAGCGAGGAGGATTGACTTCTCTTTCCCGGGAGTGCTATAATTTCCCACAAGCGCACATGAGTGCGTAACCGGGGGTGTGGGGCCGGTGTACCGCCCCACTAACTCTGTATAAAAAGATATTAAATCTACTATAACTAATTCTAGACAAGAAGCAAAAAGGACAAAAAATGCACCGCAAAGAAATAATTAACGAACTTAATCTCGATGTTGAACTCGACAAAGATTCAACTGTCAAAACTATCGTTATCCAGGATACGATTTGGGCCGGCATCGTAGAGTGCCGGACCTTCATCTCGGACGGCCGCGTTTACGCTGCCATGTACGAGAACGATAAAAAACTCACCCAGTACGAACTCGTACCTACCAAACAGGAGAATAAATAATCATGAACTCTCAAGGCCGCTCGGTATTCGACTTAACTCACGAACGCAAACTTTCCTGCAACATGGGGAAACTTATCCCTATCATGTGCGAGGAAGTCGTACCAGGCGATACCTTCAAAACAAAAACGGATATGCTTATCCGTATCTCTCCTATGCTCGCTCCGGTCATGCACCGGATGAGCGCCTTCACTCACTTCTTTTTCGTGCCTACCAGGCTCCTTCAGACAAACTGGGAAAAATTCATCACAGGCGGCGAAGACGGCCTTGATGCTACCGCTATCCCTACCGTAAGCTCTGGCGCCGGCGGCCAGGCAGTTGGTACCCTATGGGATTACTTCGGCCTTCCTACTGCAATCAATAACCTTTCTGTGGTTGCTTATCCGTTCCGCGCTTATGCGCTTATATGGAACGACTGGTATCGCAATACTAACTTCCAGGCTAAAATAACAGTCTCCCTGGGAGACGGCGCCGATACAACTACTTCTCTTGCTCTCATGGATCGTAACTGGGAAAAAGACTACTTCACCGGTGCTCTCCCTTGGCCGCAGCGCGGCACCGGGGTAACGCTTCCTCTTGGTACTTCCGCTCCTGTCCTTGGCCTAGGTACTGGTTATACTACCTCTGGTGGCGAAGCTACCGGCATATATGATGCCGGCGGTGGTCCTAAAACCTACGCCGCTAACCGTCCCTCCTCCGGTTCAACGTTTCATCTCGAGCAGTATGATTCTGGCGCGGGTGTCTTCCTCCCGAAGCTTCGCGCAGATCTCACGAACGCTACCGCGGCTACTATCAACGATCTCCGTCAGGCTTTCCAGCTTCAAAAATGGATGGAAAAAAACGCTAGGGGAGGTGCTCGTTATATCGAATCAATCCTCAGTCACTTCGGGGTCCGTTTACAGGACTACCGCGCGCAGCGCCCCGTTTTCCTTGGCGGCGGTCGTTCCCCCATAGTGGTATCTGAAGTTATTCAAACAGCTCCTACTGTCTCTGGTCAGACAGCTCTCGGCACAATGGCCGGCCACGGCTTCAGCGCGCAGCGCTCTCACGAGTTCACGCAGTCGTTCGAAGAACACGGCTATATAATCGGGATACTCTCAATACTTCCTCGCACTGCTTATCAGCAGGGTTCTCCCAGGATGTGGAATAGGACTTCCAAACTGGACTTCTACTGGCCCTCCTTCGCTCACCTGGGCGAACAGGCTATCCTCAATAAAGAGGTCTATGCCGGCGCCTCATCTCCTACTGGCATCTTCGGTTATGCTCCTCGCTACGAAGAATACAGGCAGCGTGAATCGTCCGTGCATGGAGATTTCCGCTCCTCTCTCAACTTCTGGCACATGGGCCGAATATTTGGCTCAGAACCTGCGCTCAATAGCGCTTTCATTACTTCAGACCCTACGATGCGTATAAACGCCGTTACAACCGGCCACAATTGCTGGGTCCAGCTGCTTAACACAGTACAGGCTATCCGGCCCATACCTAAGTACGGTATACCTGGGATGATAGATCATTAATATGGCTAAAACTAAATCCAAACCTACCGACGTATTCGTCCGCGGTCTCATGGACCTCGGCGACTTCAACGATGATGAAAAAGACTTCGGGCCGTCTATGACGGACCCCTCTCAGGATGAACCTATCGAGGCGCTCGTCGCGCGCATGATGCGCGGCGAAGTCATGGCTCACTCTCAGGCCTCTTATGATGTTCCTCCTGGTACTTCTGTCGCTGAAGCTTTCAGCGCGCAGCCTATTGTCGAACGTGATGATTTCGACATTTCTGACTCCGGTCAGATCCTGGCGGCCGGCCTAGCGGCCTCTAAGACTGTCCAGGCTCCTTCTCCTGCCCCGGGCGTTGCCCCGGTGGCTCCTGCTCCGGCGCCTGCGGCGGCCCCTGTAGACCTCCCTCCCCCCAAGTAGGGGG